ACAGACACAGTTCGTGATCCTTGGTTCTCTCCAGCAGGTTTCAACCGTGGTGCAATTAAGAACTGCATTAAGTTGGCATGGAATCCTAACAAAACATACCGTGACACATTGTATGCTGCAGGTGTAAACCCAGTGGTATCATTCCCAGGTCAAGGAACAGTACTGTTCGGTGATAAGACATTGTTGAACAAACCTTCAGCATTTGATCGTATTAACGTTCGTCGTCTGTTTATCATTCTTGAAAAGGCAATTTCTAGAGCTGCACAATCTTCATTGTTTGAATTGAATGATGAATACACAAGAGCTCAGTTCGTTGCATTGGTAACTCCATTCTTGCGTGATATTCAAGGTCGCCGTGGTGTTACAGACTTTAAAGTAGTATGTGACACAACAAACAACACACCTCAAGTAATTGATTCTAACCAGTTTGTTGGTGACATTTACATTAAGCCTGCTCGTTCCATCAACTTTATTCAGTTGAATTTTGTGGCTGTTGCAACTGGTGTTGACTTCACAACAATCGTTGGTGCAGTCTAATAAATACAACCATAACAGGAGAAAATAATGGCCTTTAACGTAGCAGAATTTAGAAGTCAGATGTTGGGGGACGGTGCTCGTCCTAATCTGTTCTCTGTTTCCCTAACATTCCCACAAATTGTTGATGGTGGTGTTGATGCTAGCCGTAAAGTAACATTTATGGCCAAAGCAGCACAACTACCAGGTTCAACAATTAATTCAGTACCAGTTTCTTATTTCGGTCGTGAAATTAAATTTGCTGGTAACAGAACATTTGCAGACTGGACAATCACCATCATTAACGATGAAGATTTTACAATCCGCAACACCATTGAAAAATGGATGAATGCAATCAACAGTCATGCTGGTAACGAACGTAGTTCAAGTGCAAAAGCACCATCATCTTATACAACTGATGCTGAAGTTACACAATATGGTAAGACTGGTGATGAATTGAAGAAGTATAAATTTGTTGGTCTATTCCCAGTGGATCTAGCACCAATTGATTTGGATTGGGGTTCAAATGATTCTATCGAAGAATTTGCAACAACCTTTGCATATCAATACTGGGAAACTGGAACAACTACCTGATAATTCGAAGGAGGGCCTTGTGCCCTCCATTATGTTTTTGTGATTTTATTATTAATTTAAAGAAACTATGGCAACACCTAATAAATTTTCGCTGTTCGGATTCACAATATCACGTGAAAAAGAAGAAGTACAAGACGTATTACAAAAGTCTTTTGCTCCTCCTTCAGCCGATGACGGCGCATTAACTATCACATCTGCGGCCTATTATGGTACATATGTGGACTTGGACGGTACCGCAAAAAATGAGGTAGAACTTATCTCTCGTTACCGTGAAATGTCTATGCAACCAGAAATCGAATCGGCCATCGATGACATAGTTAATGAAGCTATTTGCCAAGATGATGATGGTAAAAATATCGAAATCATCTTAGACAACTTAAAACAACCAGAAAAAATCAAAACAGCCATCAAGAATGAATTTCAAATCATTCTACGCATGTTGAACTATAACAACATGGCACATGATATCTTCCGTAGATATTATGTTGATGGTCGTCTTTATTATCATGTAATCATTGACCGTGAGAATCCAACTGCCGGTGTAAAAGAATTACGTTATATTGATCCACGTAAGTTACGTAAGGTCCGTGAAATAAGGAAACAAAAAGATGAAAGAACCGGTGCAGAAGTTGTACAAACAGTCAACGAATACTACATCTACAACGATAAGGTTGTTACTGGTAGTTCTTCTAATTACGGTCCTGTTGGTGTTAGAATTACCACAGATTCTGTTATTTCTGTTGTGTCTGGCCTTATGGACTCCCGCCGTGCTGTTGTCCTCTCATATCTACACAAAGCAATCAAACCGTTGAACCAGTTACGTATGATTGAAGATGCGACAGTTATCTATCGTATCTCTAGAGCACCAGAACGTAGAATTTTCTACATTGACGTTGGTAACTTGCCAAAATTAAAGGCAGAACAATACCTACGTGACATTATGGTCAAGTATAAGAACAAATTGGTATACGATGCAAACACCGGTGAAGTTCGTGATGACCGTAAATTCCTATCCATGATGGAAGACTTCTGGTTACCACGTAGAGAAGGTGGTAAGGGTACAGAAATCACCACACTACCTGGTGGACAGAACCTGGGTGAGCTGGAAGACGTTAAGTATTTCGAAAAGAAACTGTACAAGTCATTGAACGTTCCTATCTCCAGACTTGATCCTAACCAATCCGGTTTCTCCCTAGGCCGTACAGGTGAGATCACCCGTGATGAATTGAAGTTCTCCAAATTTGTTGACAGACTACGTAATAAATTTGCGGAAGTTTTCGACCAAGCACTTCGCGTACAATGTGTATTAAAAGGCATTTGTACCGCAGAAGAATGGGACACATTCAAAGAAAACATTTACTACGATTTCATCAAAGACAATAATTTCTCTGAACTTAAAGAAGCAGAACTGATTCAGAACCGTTTGGGTGTATTGGGTGCAATCGATCCGTTTGTTGGTTCATATTATTCACGTGCATGGGTACAACGTAATGTACTACGTCTGAATGATGATGATATGGAATCCATGCAGAAAGAAATCGATGAAGAAAAAGGTGAAGGTATTGGTCTACCATCACAAGTGACAACACAAGTTGCACAACAACAAATGATGGGTCAAGTGGACGCAGAAAATCAAATTGCAATGGCAAATGCAATGCCTGACCAAGGGCAAGGTGCACCATCAGGTGGTGGTTCTCCTGCGGCGGCCTCAAAACCAGAACCTAAATCCAAACCAAAGAGTGAATCCAAATCTTCAAAAGGTGATTTAACTTTAGAAGATGGAACGTTTACTCGATTGAAGCGAATACTATAAATATTTTATTAGGAGAAAATTATGGATCCAAGACAAATTGTGGATTATGCAGAGAATGACCAAGCAAAAGAAATGCGTGACGCTTTCTATTCAGCTCTACAAGATAGAGTAATGGGACATATCGAAGCAAAGAAAATTGAAGTTGCAAAAAATATGTTCAATACTCAGCCTGATCCTATGGCAACGGCTGTGGATGAACCTATAACCACAGAACAATAATAGGAATAAAAAATGGCAAATGCTTTTACATATCAAGTATTGAGAGATACGACACAGAAAACGGTAATTAAATTTACCGGTTTCTTTGATGGTTTGAGTGGTGATGAATCCAACGGCGCACGTATACAAGCTAATACTTTATATGGAGCGTTGGACTCATCCAAAGCAAACTTGTTGACCAGTGCCGCCAATACAGGACCTCTACCATATTATGGTTTATCTGTTGAGAAAATTTGGTTTGAAGCCAACTTCCAAGGAACAGGACATGCAAGATTGTACTGGACTTCTGGTTCCGCAGCAAACACAAAAACTATCATCGGTATTTCCGGTCAAGGTGTTGGTACATACAACGACAACGGCAATTGGATCACAATTCCAAATAATGCAGAAGGAACAGCAGGTTGTAACGGCGACATTGGTATCACAACATTTGGTGCTAACGTAGCTAACTCAACGTATAACGTCATCGTGGAACTACGTAAAGATAATCAACATTATCAGCGTGGCCAATTGAATGACCCTGCATCATTTAACTATCCAGGTAGTGGTTCAAATAATTACGGTCCACGTCCATAAGGAGTTAAAATGAAACTGATTACCGAATTAACAGAAGATATTCAATATCTTACAGAAGAACAAGACGGAAAAAAGACTCTCTTTATTGAGGGTCCTTTTTTAGTATCTGAAGCGGTCAACCGTAACAGACGCATGTACAAAGAAGAAACAATGCGTAAAGAAGTTGGCCGTTATAACGAAGAATATGTTATAAAAAATCGTGCCTTTGGTGAATTAGGACATCCTGACACCCCAACCATTAACTTAGACCGTGTTTCACACCTCATTGTTGGTTTGAGACAAGAAGGTAATGTTTGGATAGGCAAAGCAAAAATTCTTGAAACACCTATGGGTAATATTGCCCGTCAAATCATTGAAGGTGGTGGCCAACTTGGCGTATCATCACGTGGTTTGGGTTCATTGAAATCAATTAATGGTGTCAATATTGTTCAAGATGACTTTCATCTGGCCACAGCGGCAGATATCGTAGCTGACCCTTCCGCACCTGGTGCTTTTGTACAAGGTATCATGGAAGGCAAAGAATGGATGTTAGTAGATGGAAAATTCACCGAAATGGATTACGAAATTTCTAAGAGACAAATCAAAGAAGCTTCACGTAATGACATTGAAAAGGTGAGTTTAAAAATCTTTGAAAACTTCCTAAGAAAACTTTAATTATAAATATCCAATATAAAAATCAAGGAGATTTCCAACATGTCAAAGAAAAATCTAGCTGATGCCGCTAAAGCTGTGTTGATGAACGAAGGTGCTAAAGAAACTTTTGGTTCCAACATTGCTGCTAAGCGTGGCGGTCAAGATAGTCCACAAAAATTGCCTACATCTGTTGCTTATGGCACAAAAGATGCAGGTGAAGTTGCAGGCGTAGTTGATAAAAAAGACGACCAAGCTGGTGACTATACAAAAGGTGTTCCTTCAGCAACACCACCTGGTGCAACTCCTCCTGTTGGTTCTGAACCAGCTAAGAAGTTACAAGGTCAACCACAAGAAACTCAAGGTTCCGAACATACCGTTTCTCAAGATGAACCAACATCTTATGAAAATATTCGTGACCGTGTTAAGGCAAAGTTGGCTAAGCAAATGTTCCAAACAAATCCTGGCGCAGTAGCTCCTTATGTTCCTGAAGAAGAACAAAAAGAAGGCGAAGTTGTGGCCGAAGAAAAGGATGAAGGACACGAAGACGAAGCCGAAGATAAGAAACTTATCAAGAAAATGATGAAAAAAGAAAAGATGAAAGAGGAAGTACAATCCGATGTTGATGCACTTCTTTCTGGTGAAAATCTTTCTGAAGAATTCAAAACTAAAGCAACCACAATCTTTGAAACTGCCGTTGTTGCACGTACACATGCATTGGTAGAAGAAATCGAAGAAGCTCTTGTAGAAGAATTCGAATTGGCTGTTGAAGAAGTTAAGAACGAATTGGCACAGAAACTAGACGACTACATTGGTTACATGGCCGAAGAATGGGTTAAAGATAACACATTGGCTATCGAAAAAGGTCTACGTGCAGAAATCGTTGAAGATTTCATCAAGGGTCTACACAACCTATTCACAGAACACTACATCGACATTCCTGAAGATAAGGTTAATGTTGTTGAAGAATTGACAGACAAAGTAGAAGAACTGCAATCCGAAGTTAACGAACAGATTAAGGCTTCAGTTGAACTACGTAAAGAATTGAACGAACACAAAAAAATCGAGGCTATACATGCAGT